TTACGAGCCAGTGACAGCATAAAAGAAAGGAGGAAGACACATGGCAGCAGCAACTCTTGAAATGGAAAACAAGGAACTGAAGAAACAGACCGAGGACATTGAGGAAATGATTTCACTGCTGAAGCAGCTGACCAGCGGCGAGAAGCGTGAAGTCAAAGGAATCATGATCGGATTGCAGATGGCAAAGCAGGCAGGACTGACTGCATAGAACAGGCCCCGGCGGAAATGCCGGGGAGTACATATAAGGAGAATAGACATGAAACTGAATAAAGAGAAATTCATGAAGACAGAAATGGGCGGCGAATTAGAAGAAACTATTCGCACATGGGACAAGGCCCTTGACGAAAGAAGAAAAGCAACACCGGGAATCGGAAATCCAGATCAGGGACTCGGCTTCAAATACTGGGACAACACTTGCAGAAGCTGTCAGGACAGATGGGAAGTGTTCAAACTGGCAATCAAGCAGTTTTATGGAATTGAATTTTTCTTCACAAGAACAGATGAATACTTCGGAGTGTGCAGCGAGGATGAGAGCATCTGGCTCATGAAAGAAGGGAGAGAAGAGAATGAATAAGATCAGAAGAAAACAGCTTCAGGAGGCATCTGAACTGATTGCGAAGGCACAGGGAATCATTGAGAGCGCGAAGGATGAAGAGCAGGAGGCTCACGACAACCTCCCGGAAAGTATTCAGTACGGAGAAAAGGGACAGCAGATGGAGGAATACATTGATATGCTCGACGAAGCATACGGACAGCGCGACGATTTGATGTCAATTATTGATGAGATATAGGAGGGGCAGGCATGACAACGAAAGATCAGGAAAGACAGGCAATCGAAAAGATTAGAAAGATTGTGGAAGGACTCGGAGAAAACAGTTACGTCGGATTCGCGATGGATGGGATTCTGGAACTGGCAGAGGATAACATTCGAGAAGACACTGCGTATAGCATGAAGGAACGCGCGGAGATTGCACAGAAGGATGCCAGAAAAGCAGAGAAAGAGAACAAAGACCTGAAAGCAGAGATTGAAGACCTGAAGAAGACCGTCGAGAAGAGAGGAGCAACCATTTCAGAACTAAACACGGAACTCTGCAATGTGAGAGCAGAGGCAAAGGCGAACGAGGTTCCTGAAGAATTGATACAGGAGATGTATTGCATGGCATATGACAAGGAAGCAGAGTCGATCGGAAAGATGGAAAGGGCAGCAGACCAGATGACAGAAGCCACTATCGCTGGAGAAGATGCACATGGATTCGCAGAGGAGTACAAGAAGCAGAAAGAGAACCGGAACAGATACAGAAAAGTGATGGAGATGCTGGACCAGAGAGAAAGACGGAGGGCCGGAAGATGAAAAAGATAGATTTCAGACAGAGAGCAGCGAAAACAGAAGAAAGAAAACGTAAAAGCAAGTATGCGGATGTGATGGTCAGAGCGACGGTGATGGGCCTGATGAAACCGGATGAAGATGTGGACAGAATGATGGACATTGAAAGCGCAGACAAGAAGTTCAATATGCGTCTGGACGAGTGGCTGAATGCGGATGACTTCAATTTCGCCCATGATTTCTATGGAATCGTGAACAACATCAACAGAGAGAAAGGGTTCCCGGCAACGGACTTCGGATTCTTCATTCCGAGATTCGCCGGAAGAGATAACTGAATATAGTTTCAAATAGCCGAAACAGGGGCGAGGCCCCTGTCTGGACACGACGGCAACGTGTTCACTGATGATGGCAAGCCGAGAGACATCATCAGAGCATCGTGAAAACATGGCGGCGCGTACAGTCTGCCAGAACACTGTATGGATGGATAACAGGTTTTAGCACTTTTTAAGGTGAAAAGGCAGACACGGTGAGAACGCTTGCCAGAAAGAAGGTGATACAGATGTTTAATGAACAGCGGCCAGTGCAAATTCTGGAACTGTTCGGAGGAATAGGGAGTCCGCGATGTGCGCTCCGCAACCTCGGCATCCCGACGAAGGCGATTGACTATGTGGAAATAGATGAAAAGGCCGTGAGGTCATACAATTCGATGTTCGCAGAGGAATTGCCGTACAAGACGCAGAGCGTTGTCGGATGGAATCTGAAGCCTGACATCCTGATTCACGGAAGTCCATGTCAGGACATGAGCATTGCAGGACATCAGGGGAAAGCAAAGGCAGAGGACGGAAGAATCAACAGAGGCAAAGGAGCCGATCAGGGAAGCGGAACACGGTCGAGCCTGATGTGGGAGACAATACATATCATCGAGCAGATGGGAAAGTGGAAACCAAAATATGTGATATGGGAGAATGTGCGGAACGTAACGAGCCGACACATGATCGCAAACTTCATCCGGTATCAGAAAGAGATGGAGCGCATGGGGTACACGAACAACTATGAGGTACTGGATGCCAGAGAGTTCGGATTGCCGCAGGCCAGAGAAAGAGTGTTCACAATATCCGTCCTCGGAGGAGAGAAGTTTCAGTTCGACGAACTGATTCGGACACCGATGCGGAGCATTGATGAGTTTCTGGAAAAGAACGAAGAAGTGCCGGAAGTGTACGATGTGACACAGCCATCCGTGAGAGAGGTGATCGGAGTGACCGGGAGCGTAAGAAGAGCAACGGTCATCGAAGACTATGCCTTCACGATCACGACACGGCAGGACAGAACACCAGCGCAGGTGATTGACTGCGGAAAGGGAAGATACAGATACCTGACGGAGTTGGAGTGCTGGCGATTGCAAGGCTACACGGACGAGGACTTCGAGAGAGCAAAGAAAGCACAGCAGAAGAAAGGGAGATACTACACGGCATTATATAAGCAGGCAGGGAACAGCATCGCAGTTCCGATCTTTGAAAGCATCTTCCGAAAGATAATCCTGAACGAAGTCAGAGAAAAGGAGGAACAAAAGTGAACGACGGACCAATAGTGAGAAGAATTTCATTCGACATTCACGGAGAGTTCATCACGCAGCTTGCGAGAGAATGGTTTTACACCGGAGAAAAGAGCCATGAGAAAGTCATTGAGATTCTGATGGACAGCATGACCGGGACAGATACACCAGAAGCACAGATCAGGAGATATGCAGAAGACATTCTGCTCGGCCGCGCCGCTCTGAAGGGGAGCACGGCAGCAGGTACATATCATCTCGAAACATACGAACCGGGAGAAGAAGAGCAGATGCCGCAGAGCATGAACATCTGGAAAGAAGTCGAAAGACGGAAGAAAGCAGAGAAGGACCTGCAGAGGATGATTGAACGGTGGGACGTAGCAATGGACCACATATCGGAAAGCACACAGAGAGAAATCAGAAAGGAACTCGGAGAAGAGACTGCGGAGGATAGACAGCAGGATGCGCTCGACAGCTTCATGGCACGAATGATGGATAAAGAAGATCATACCACAGAGGACTATGGATGGTTAGAGCCGGACGGAACCTTCCATGCGGTAGAGTGGGGAAATCATCAGGAATGGGCGAACGACTATCTGGACAAGAACCTGACACAAGAGGAACGGTTTGCGGCGATGGTGGAGATCAACGCATCAGGAATGGTGAAAAGTTCCCCGGATGTTATCGGAGCGGCGGACTATCTGGTCAGAAGAGGATGGGTGCTTCTGCACAATCCGCAGCAGGGAATCGCAATTCCAACAAGGGACATCACCAGAGAGTACACAAAGGCGCAGAAAGAGTTCCTGTATGACTATTACATGGAAAGAGACTGCAAAGAGGAGGCGAACGCAATATGGCAGGACGAATGAGAACAGATGAGACTTCGATGCTGAAAAGAAGAATCAGAGCAGACAAGCGTCTTCGAGAAGAACTGTCACGGAATAATGCAGAAACGCGAGAGATGATTCACGAGACATATCAGGAGATAGCAGAGCAACTTGAAATAGAGGGAGACTGGGATGAGGTATATGTTCAGGATCAGCTCAATGATGATTATGAAGTCAGAGATGTCATCGAAGCGTTTTACGATTGCATGATCGAGAAAGTTCTGAACTACATCGGTGCAGAGTGATAAAGCAATGAAGGAGGAATCAACATGGCAGTAAGAACACAACCGG